ATGGGCTCACTTTCTTTTCGTTAAATTGGACTTGACCTTTATTTAACCCAAGTTGATCACATAGAAACTGCAATGGTTGCCCATGGTGATCATTAATATCAGTGTGCATCAACAGCGTGGCATTTTCGTGCCCCACTCGGTCTAGAAAGTTCTTCCACCAAAACAACAAGGTTCCACTTTGCTTTCTTCTAGCATTACGGTTATTCCAGAAACAGACAAATTTATCTTTCATACCGTTCTGTTCTCTGATGTTTTTTATGTTTGCAAGAAGTTCTGCGTCTTTAAACTTAGTAAATACACTAGAGTCAACGGCGTGTGGGATATACTTTTCTTTAACATTAGATGTGACACCTTGCACGATTTTACTCGTCACCTTTGAGATACTAGCGATATAATCATTTGACTCATAGAATGGTTTGTTAAACTTTGGTAGTGGGAAATTATCCCAGACATGATAATAAATCATTGGGACAAGGGGGCGAACCTCATCCTCCATTTTCCAAAGCCATTCATAAAAACGAGGATCTGTCATAAAATACAGAATATCAGGTCTTTCCTGTCGGATTACTGATCTAACAATTTCAGCATCGCCGTAATCCTTTACTGGCAGGATTCGCCATTTATCTTTATATTCTTCAGTTCTTTGCTCACGGTAATCAGCGTGCTGGATCGCACCAGCCAAACTAATTACCTCAAAGTTACCAGTATCTAACAAAGCCCGAATAACATACTGGGTTTGGGTTCCAACCCCCGAGGGCAATAGTGGATGATCACTAATTGTTAGAACCTTGATTCTCTTTTTTTCTTCTGTCAAAATTTTATCCTCCTAAGAACAATACTCCGTTTGATAGAATTCGCAAGTACCAAAACGGTCCTTGCAGCTTCTGCAATTTAGTTTGTTCTTTGTATATCTCTTGTTAGTGATGTTATACACCGCTGTGTTAAGGGTGTTAAGTGCATTTTCAATTCTTTTTGGTCCAGTTGTAACTCTGATAAACTCAACCTTGTTTCCAACCTTTGCGGTTCTTTTAAGAAGAGCAAAATGAGCTTCGACATCTTTTGGATCTAAGCCATGTTTTTTAGCATAGAAATATTTGTAAAAAACTAACTGATATGCTAATGTACTATCAGATTTCTTTCTGCTGTTCCATCCCCAAGAGGTTGTCTTCCAGTCAATCAGGTGAATCTTTTCATCACTAGTTGCAATAACTAAGTCAATAAACCCTTTGAACTTAAAGTCATATTCATCTAGTGGAACCATCAGTAGCTCTTCTGCTGTCAGAACCCACCAGTCTTTGCCAATCTCACCAAATTTATGCAGAAGTGCATCATACATTTCTTCAATGATTTCATAACCTTGTTCTCTCCATTTGCCAAGATTATGATTAGAAGCAGCGTCTTCCTTTGCTTCTTCAGGCAGCTTTTTTAACTCTTGAACAAGCTTTGTTCTAAACAGTTCTTTTTGTGCTTCTAGGCTGGAATATCTTTTTGGCTTAGTAAGCCTATATTCACAGACCTCGTGAAGAGCAGTCCCAAAAGCAGTATAAATATTACCCTCGAATCCACCGATCTTATCGATGTAAGTCAGCTTGTGATAATGAGGACAAATGTTCCAAGTCTTCCATTCTGAATATGAAATATGCTTTTTCAAGTAACCTTCTTTCTGTTGTTTAATTAGAGTACTTTGAATGTAGTTCGTCTATTTTTTCGTATACTACCGGACAACGATCATAAAGTCTTTCTCTGTTGCCCAAATAGTACTCCTGAAAAGCGCAAGCAAAATATTCTCTCAAAGAGGTAGCTCCATAGGGGCGCACAAAATCGTATTGCATCAAATAGGTTATGGTTTTGTACCCTACTCTTTTGTGTAAAAAATCATCAAATGCTTTATCATACTTCAGTTTGTCAAAGTCATAATCTTTGACATCATAACCTTCAGTAGCTAACTCGTACTTTAACTCTCTTCTTTTCTTGCGAAATTCATTAATGATCTTCTGATCTTCGTAAAGTTCTGATAATGCCACAACCTCTAAATGGTGCGCTGTCTCATGGATAATGTCGTCGATCATATCCTCCTCATTGTCTTGATCAGGGGATACATATAACGTCCCATCCTGATACATAGCGTTGAACTCCTTGTTAGCAAACTTAGGATGATCATCCACCTGTATCTTAGTTATACCACGATAGTAGTTCCTTGGCAAGAGCCCACTTATCATATGTAAAACTTTTGCAAGCGATACATCATCGGGTAGTGGCTTTACTATTTGAACCTCAACATTGCCAAAAGCGATCACTTCTTCTCGCTCTATATTGCTGGTTTCTAAAATGTATTTACGCACACCATCAGTCATAATATCTCCGCAGCCAAGGATGCTAGTTTAGATCTCTCACCTTTAGTTAGTGTCACATGTCCGGCAATCTCATAATCTTTAAATTTTTCTACTGCGTGAGTTAGTCCATTGGATTCTGCGTCAACATACGAATTATCGATTTGTTGAATATCGCCTGTTAGAATCAATTTAGTACCGTGCCCCACTCTTGTTATTATAGTCTTTAATTCGTGGGCTGTTAAGTTCTGTGCTTCGTCCACGATCATAAAAGCGTTTGAAATCGAACGACCACGGATAAATGTCATAGCCTCTATTTCTATTTCGCCTTGATCCATATGCATGTCCAAAGCCATTTTATCACCAAATAGAAATTCTAAATTGTCTCTAAGCGGAGCAATCCACGGCATCATCTTCTCTTCTAACGAACCCGGCAGGAAACCAATATCCCTACCCATTGGCTGTACTGGTCTTGTTATAATTAACTTATCATAGTTTGAACTATTGATAACTTGCTCTAATCCACAAGCAGCAGCCAGTAATGTTTTCCCAGTGCCAGCTTTGCCAGTGAGGGATACTATTTGAACTGAATCATCAAAAAGCAAATCCATCGCAAACTGCTGCTCTTTGTTTTTTGCCATCAGCCCCCATATTTTTTCTTGTTTATATATTTTCTTAAGAGGCTTATCATCTGCCACAAATCTACACAAAGCAGAGTTCTTACTGTTTGTTGTGGATTTAAGAATCAGAAACTGATTGGGATACTGTTTTTTACTTTGTTCTGGTAAGTAAATCTCGTCACCATCATAAAATGCTTGTAGTACATCCTCTGGCACTTCTATCACATCAATCCCATCAAACAATTTATCTACTGACTTGACAGCTTTGTTAGGTTGGTAATCCTCACACTTAAGCCCAAAAGAATCACACTTGACTCTCATGTTTAAATCACGAGACACAACAATTACGTCGTTACCCTCCCTCATTAATTTTATGGCGCAGGCTAAGATTTTATTATCTGTTTCTGTTTCCTTAAGCCCAGGTGGCAAGTATTCACTACTATAATGGGTGACAAATATCTTACCTTTACCTCGCCCAAGTCCGACCCCTTTGAGGAGCGAGCCTTTAGTTCTGAGTTTGTCTAACACCCTGTTTGTTGATCTTGCATTTAGACCAGCAGTGTCCTGCCTGTGTTTATGTTTATCGATCTCATCCAATACCATTGACGGTATAGCAATTGATGCCTTTCCGTAATTGTAAATTGAAGAAACTTCAGTTAAGTAAACATTTGTATCTAGTAAATATACTTTCATATTTTCCCTTGTCTTAGGGGTCATGATAAGTAGTTTACTACAAAAAATAAAGCCGCCCGAAGGCGGCTTATTATTGGTGGAGGTAGGGAGAATCGAACTCCCGTCTTGCCCAGTTCCATAGAGAGGTCGTTCACAAGGTTAGGTCTGTTTTTATCGTCAGACAGCCCACTTGACTAGAGAGTTTTATTATGGTCAAAACAATCAAAAACACATAAGGGACAAATATACGGCTTTCTGTTTTTTGGCTGCCGCCGCCTCAAGTCAAGTCAGGTTATTAAGCTGCTTGTGCTAATTGAAAATCGTCGTTTGCGATTAGAAGTTAAGCGTTTTTAGTGAGCCACGCTTCCCTCACCCTTGCACCTTTTCTACTTTCCTATCAATCGATACCGTTTACCCCCTTAAATTACTACCGTTTACTATAGTAGTTCTAATTTACTATCGGTTTCTTTTTTTTCTTTCGTAGGCTTAGTATAATTGTAATTTAAATTAAGTAAAGTAAAAAATGAATTTATTTTATAGCCCTAAAGCATCTAAGGCTTCTTCACCACCTTCTTCGCCTTCTTCTGCTGGTTCTTCTTCTGCTGCTTCTTCGCCACCTTCATCTTCGGCAGCCTCTTCGCCTTCTTCGCCCTCTTCCGCTTTTGCCTCTTCATATTCTGGGGTGGTGGTTTGAGGTAAGGTCTCTTGTAGCTCATCTTCAAACTTATCAAAATACAACATTAGATTAGTTAGCAGATAATCGTAGAATTGCTTCTTATCCTCATCATTGCCTAACATGGTGTAAGCATCAACAATTTGTTTTTCAATCCGATCAAAATCACTGGATGCAAAGTTTCTACCGGTTTCGTCTTTACCTTCTAAACCAAACTCTTCACCCTCTGCTGCTTCATCACCCTCGATATCGATAAACTCACCTTCTACCTCTTCCTCTTCACCTTCTTCATCTCCAATATTAATTGCAATCTTTTCCAAAAGCACACGATCATAAAAATATTCCATGCTCTCTTTTTTAGCTGCATCCTCTTGTGCGTCCACTGGTGCAATGGTGCGCTTAACTGCATTGACAATATGGGCTCGGTAAGAGTCTCTTTGTTCCTTGTCTGTCGTTAGGTTTTTATAGCCATCCTCTAAGGTTGGTACAATCTTTTTTAACAAATCAGCTAAAACATTAATTCCGGTAGACTCAGCAGGAACCTCATCGGTAGCTTCAGCTTCAATCAGAAGCTTACGAATCGCTTTGCGAAATTGCTGTTCCTCAATTACTCTTTGTGTATCCTTAGTAATCAGTCTCTTGCGGATATACTCACGCAAAAGCTGTTCTTGTAGAAATTGATCTCTGTTAATACTCATATCTTTAATTATCTCCGCCTTTGCCTTTTAGCTCTTTTAACTTTTGGTTTTTTTGTTCGCCGGTATGGGTTAAATTTATTAGGACGCCCAAAGCCACCAGCATAGCCTGCTACAGCACCACCTGCCATTGAGCTAATTTCATCAATCATATCATCTAGTGGTCTGTTAATATTATCATTTATAGTGGTAACGATTTCGTAAGCTTGATCTTTTTCCTCAGCGGATAGTTTTCTGGGTAAGTTTTTCTTAAACTCTTTTTCACCCTCTTCACCTTGAACAAGATATTGCCTCATCTGGGTTCCACTAACACCACCAGCAAACAAAGGAGTAATCACAGGCTCTACTTTTACTCCTGGGTTCTTCCTCTCTGCATAGGATTGTGCTCTATCAAACCGTGCATCGTCCGCATCTTTTTCACTCTTACCTAAAAGAGCGGTGTCACCTTCTTTAAATACAGCATTATCAGCAATTAACTCGTACACATCTCCAACTGGTGAAGGGGTTGTACCTGCCATTATTTTAACATTTGGCATATCTTTGGTATAAAGCTCCCACAACTTAACCGACATGTCAACAGTAACGGGAGGTCTTTCTTTTGTAGATACAATAACATAAACTTCATCAACATCTTTTTTGTCTGCGAAGTATTTAGCTAATTGAAAGTGACCAGCATGGGGTGGCTTAAAACCACCGGGTATTAGGGCGATTCTTTTTCCCTCTTTTTCTGTAAGAACTTTGGGGTCACTAACGTCTTCAATAAGTAAATCTAGGTCTCTTTTAGAGAGAACTGATTCGTTAGTGATATCTCTTTGTCCGGCGGCTTCTCTTTGTTTGCCGTAAGTAAGGATTCCTAAGATTTGATTTATTGGTGCAAACTGACCAGTGAACTTGTAGGTTCTACCATTGTAGTCAAACACAACCCCTTCAATGCTTGAAGTAATACGATCAACTTCTTTGATTTTATTTAACTCTCTTCTCATTTTATCCATATCTTGTGCGGATAAAACCCCATCGGTTGCCAGCCTTGTAATTTCGGTGGTTGTATCTTTTACAGTTTGTTGCAGCCTTCTCACTTCGTCTTCTGGGTTTGCGACAAAGAGGCTCTGCACCGCCTTTAGCATTTCAACAGCAAAATCGTGAATAATCATCTCTAAAGGTTCAATCGCTTTTTTTAACAACATAGCTGTAGCGACTCTATCGGTAACTGCTTTTATTTCATCCAGAACATCTTTAGACACACCTTGTTTAATGGCTCTTAAATCTGCGGCACCTTCTAACTTGAGAGCACGAGCAGTAATATCGTCTTTAATCTTATCTGGTACAGGTAAGGTTTCAATGGGTTGAGAGTTTCTAATTCTTGCCTTAAGATAATCAAGCACCGTTGAATTAGAGTCTAATCCAGCTTGTGAAATAACAGCATCAATCTTTCTCTTAGTCTCTTCTAAAAACTGTCCTGACTCTAGCCCTTGAAGTTCGATGACTGCTGATCTGACAAAATTAAAATCTTCCTTTGACAGCTTATTTTGCATATTCTCAAGGTTGTCATCTAGAATATTTAGGTTGTCAGAAACATCCGCTGGCTCCGGTCTTCCAGTCTCAGGATCTTTTACTTTATGACCAGAATCATGAATCTTAAGGCTCTTGGTATCATACTGAATAACGTTTGGACTTGATGGGCTCATCACCTCAGAGTTATACCAAATGTTTGCAGACTCACCAAAAATCTGTTTTTTCTGCGAGGATGAAAGTGCCTCAACAGCTTTTTCAAAAGTTTTAAATGCACCAGAAAAAGCCTCTGTCAATCCTCCACGACCAGCAAACTTATTGGCTAAGGCTGCGGCATCCATACCACCTTTTTTAATATTTCCAATATTTCTAGCAGCAACTGCCCTAGGTGGGGTTGCAGATAGATCATAAGAGAGAAAGATGTTTTGTCCATCTACTTTTTCTTCATACGAAAGATTGCCCTCACTAGCAGCAGAAAGGATTTCTTTCATGCCAGTAAAAGTTAGATCACGATCATCGTAAAGGTGGTCCATATGACCAGCGACACCACCCATTTACTTCACCTCTTTCTTTTCTTCTTCCAAAACAGTTAGGCGCTCTTGAAGTTCTTGTAACTGTCTGTTAACTCTTCTGTAATGACCCTTAATATTATACAATTGCTCTCTAGCTAGGTCAAGTCTATTTTTCTCTCTTTTCGTTCTTGGACGCCAGTTAGAAATGATTTCATCCAAGGCTTGCACAGATGCCTTAAAGTCAGGCTTGTACCCCTCATTGAGTAAGAACTTTCTTGTTAGTTTGTTTAAAATATCTTTCATTTTTTCCTACCAAATAAACCAGTTAGCACCGTCCGAAACACAGTTTACAGATGCGAACGGCGATTGAATTGTATAAGTAGTTGAACCATCGATTGTATCCCCAGCGGTCGCAGATAAAGTAATCGTATCCGCCGTTGGACCAAAGTGTGCGTTGCCTGCTTTGAACACAAACCAAGTTCCGGCAGGATGGTTACCCGGCAGCTTCACTGTGGTGGTACCAGATAAGATATAAAACTGAGGTGCCTTATAAGAATCTAGAGTATCCGTATTAACAGTCACTGCTGTCGAGGATGATAGACCCAACCGAACGTTACCACTCACCTTAAGCATCGCCTCGATATTAGCATCATGGGCTTTTAGATCCCTTTGACTGTGGATAGAGGTCGATCCTGAAAAGATTGTACCCTTAACTTCTACACCAGCGGTGATTGCTTCACTGCTGTTTGTGGTGGTGAACTTGAGATAAGAGTTGCCAGCTTCAGTGATATTGAGAGCATCTGCCAAGTTGTCTGTCAGGGTCATCTTGTTTTTAGTAGTATTACCTTCAAACTGAATATCGAGTCCCGTAGCTGCTGCATCAGGCTGTATGACGTCGGCAGAAATAGTTCCTACATTTTCAATATCGTTATCACCCAAATCAAGCTTATAGCCAAGAACGATTTCTTCCGATCCATCAGTAGAAACAATCTTGACGATCTCATTACTACCTTCTTTGACAGTAAGAGCAGCAGCTAGGTCATCTGCAATGGTAATCAATCCTGTACCAGTATTGGCACCACTAAAGTCAATGTTTAATCCATTAGCAGCATCTGCTACGCTAACACTGTCAGCGTCAATATCTCCAACATTAGCAATGTTGCCATCGTTAACGTCAACACTACCAACCGATATACTAGCACCGTTGATAGCACCAGATACATGAAGTGTTTCACCAACTCTTGCTTGACCTGCTACCTGCAAGTTTTCTGAACCTGAAATAGCCCCCGCAACAGTTAAGGCGTGTGTCGGTACAACATTAATGCCGACAGAACCTGATCGGCTAATATGGAAAATATTATCTAGATCACCATAGTCAACTCTCATCATTGGTGCATTTGCGGATGATCCTTGGTCATCTCCACCGCCACTGATATGCAAGAGTGCCACTGGGTTAATCGTACCATTGAAATCTTGACCAAGACCAACAAGCCCATCGTCGGTGATGGTCATCTTAACTCTGTTATTTGTTACAAGCTGCAATGGAGACCCAGCAGTTCGGGCACCCACAATCATGGCGTTAGAGGCAGCGTTTGCTAAGAAGACACCAGCGGGATCAGCAGCAGCGTTCCCGTTAAGACCAACAAGACCCCTTGTCGCACCACCATCTTGTGTCATAAATAAATAAGCGTTATGGGTTTCAGTGGCATTATCTGTGTCTGCTTCCAATCTAATCGCTGCGTCATCAGCAGATCTAATGTGTAAGTGCGAACCTGTGGTACCAAGAGTGGTGCCTGCAATATCGCCAATACCAACCGACGAACTGACTACTAGAGTTTCGCCTACACGCATTTCATTACTTGTTTGAATTGGGAAAGAACTGGAAAAGTCTGCCGTTAGTCGTATGGGCGCTTGACTAATAATCGTTCCGTTTGCAATAAACATCGTGCTATTAGCGCCATTGGAAATATTAAAATACATGGCATAACTCGTCTGTGGAGCCATATTCCAAGATTGAAACGATCGCCCATTAGCATCTTGCACAAGATTGTAAGATGGTTGTTGACCGTTGTTGTCTTTCGCAGTGGAAAACTGTACAAGTGTTGCTGCACCTTCATCAGCCCCTGAAACTGCTAGGTATGTAGATGCACTGTGGGCTGCAATAGCGGCGATATTACCAATATGGACCCCGCCGGAACCGCTTGATGCAATAAGCCCAGTGGTAGTAATCTTCTTGCTTACTTGAATTTCTTCCCCACTATTTGTGGTTACAAACTTAATATATGAGTTGCTACCTTCAGTAATGTCTAGGGCACTAGCTAAATTATCTTTTAGTGTAAGTTTATTTGTGCCGGTATTACCGTCAAAGTTTATGTTTAGTCCGGCTGCATCCGCATCTGACTGAACTGTATCAACCTCTAGAGTTCCAACATTGGTAACATCTCCATCGTTAACATTAAGACTATTCAGAGAGAGTGTACCTGAGACTAATAAATCCCCGCCAACCCGAACATCAGCGGCAGCCTGAATATTAGTAGACGCCGATAAATCACCAACAATAGAAAGTGAAGCCGCTGGTGAAGAAGTTCCAATACCCACTTGTCCTGTACCGGAGACGTATAAGACATTATCAAGATCTTCTCCATCACATCGGAGGATTTCTTTTTCACCAGTATTAGCTACAACGTGCAAGCGTGCAGCAGGACTACCAGTGTTGATACCTACGTTACTATTAGAAGCACCGGCTATAACAAGAGCGTTTGAATTGGCGACTCTTAAACTAACATCCTGTCCAGCCTTAGCGTTTACGACAGTTGTACCATTAGCTCGCTGCTGAAGGGCGAAGTCGGTCGTATTAACATTATCTCTGTGGGCGAAGACGGCGTAATCTGAGGTTGTGCCATCATAACCGATATGAGCACGACCGATTCGTGCGGACACATCTGAGTTATCACCAACATCAAGTGCTTCTTGGGGAGTCTCTGTTAAAATACCAACCCGCCCTGAGCCTGTAACAAGCATGATGGTTCCGGTATTATTAGTAAGAGATCCACTTATCATAGCCTCGGCGTGGTCAATTCTGAGCATCACGGCACCGCCTGTGTCAATACCCTTTGTTGAAGAAGAAATGTGAAGACTAGCTTTCTTTTTGTTGTTCGCCATGTGAGCAGCGTTTGAGCTACCAATGTTAACACCATCGGCACCAGCGTGGAACTGGACCGCTCGACTACCGCCATACGATGTACCTTCAAAGTTGTATACATTATGGTTACTATCATAATAAAAAGTAGCTTTTCTGTTACTGGTATTAGTACCCCAAGTAAGTTGACCAGCCTTTTGGTTTGGAAACAAGAACTGAATACCAACGTGGTCGTTGTTTTCCAGCGTCAGTGTAGTATTGATAACAGGGTCTATCCCATTGTCTGACCCCGCTCCACCACCAAGGATGTGAAGAGCGTTAGTGTTAGCTGAATCTGACCTTGGGTCGTCTGTGCCGATACCTACAATACCACTACCTGTCACAAAGAGGACGGGCACACTACCAGTTAAGTTATGATGATCAATTCTAAGCAGTGGGTATGACGATCCACTTGCAACCGAAGAGGAAATAAACAAGGACCCACTAATGCTTACATCATTAATAAAGTTTGCATCGCCCGAGAACGAGGCGTTAAGAATATTACCTGAAACGGATAAGTCCTCACCAACTCGTAATTCATTAGATGTTTGGATAGGTGCAGAAGAGGATAAGAGTCCTGCAAGAGTTACTGAACCAGTCTGTTTTAAAATACCCCTGTTGACTAATACTTCATCTACAGTTAAACCTCTAGCAACATTTACTTGTTGCATACTGCCTGTGCCTAACGTAAAGGCACCCGATACGGTTAGACCGCCTGCAATATGTATATCTTTGGCTGCTTCAATATCACCACCAGCAGTTAATGCGCCGGAGACTTTTACAGTCGATTTGTTTACGACTCCACCGAGAAAAACAGAGTCACCAGATGCAGACAAGTGCCCTCTACTGCCACCTAAAAGCTGAAGTTCCTCAGCCCTTAAATATGTACCCGATACAGTTACGGAGCCACCTACATGAATATCTCTGTTGTAGTCTGAGTCAGACTGAAATGTCATTTTGTTGCCGCCAGGGGCAAAAGTAAATGTGTTCGCCCTAACAGATCCTGATACGTCTAAGTTTTCGCCAACTCTCATATCACCGGCTGTTTGAAAATGTGTCGATCCTGATAAAACGCCACCGGCAAACAAAGCACCCGAAACATGAAGCGTTTCGCCTACACGCATTTGATCACTTGTTTGAATTGGTGCTGAAGATGAGAAAAGCCCAACCTGAAGACTGCCAGAAACTGTTAGTCCTCCTACAACGTGTACATCTTTAGCCGCTTGAACATCCCCATTGGCGTTTAATGTGGTGGCTAGTGTCGTTGCTCCCGAGACGTTTAACGTATCTTTTAATATTGTTGATCCCGAAGCCACTATAGTAGATGCTGATAAAACACCGCCAAAAGTAGATGATCCACTTAATAAAAGATTACCTTTTATTTGTGCCTGATTTGTTACTACCAGTGGACCCGAGGATGACAACTCGCCTTCAACTTTAAGATTTGTTGCTGAATCTACAGTAACAGTGGTGCCCTTAACTAAAAGATCACCAGTAATTTCAGCGTTACCAGTTACTCTTAATCCGGGTCCTGTTGCTGGACCCATAACTTCTAAAACAGCGCCTGGGTGATTGCCTGCGCCTGATACTTGTAGGTTTCCTGTAACTTCGGCTGACCCACTAAATGGAAATACGCCTACGTTACCAATAACAAATCTTGTCATGAATTATATCCTCGGATTCTTAATAAATAGAGTGATGTATAACTAATAAACCTTTCTAAAAACATTTACGATGCGCCGTCCGTAATAGATGAAGAAATCTTTGATCTAAGCACTGGGAAATATTTCCTTCTTAAGGACTCTAATACTTTATCCATTTGCCGATCGCTGTGAGGCTGTGAACCACTAAAAATCATTAGTTCAAATAGGTCTACACTTTTCAAATCTCTACCACCCGTTGGGGTAAAAGCATCAATGAAAAAATCAGGATGACCACCCTCCGCACCAGAAATATTAATATGCCTACCAACGTCACTGCCGGATGGGCTAGGCATAGACCCGGTGATAAAGTTCACAATACCATCTCTATTTGCTGCCCTAAAAGCCATCGGTGCATTAGCGTAGTTTCTCATACCGACCACAAAAATGTCATTAAACTTTTCAACATTACCTGTCACATTAGTGCCGCCAATATTTCCTGGCATTCTGTGGTTATAACTAGCACCAGATGGGACACCTCCTTCTGAATCAAATTCGTCTGAACCTTCCTCGGCTCTTGCAACAATGTAGAGCATTCTATTTGCCATAGTTCCTAAATCATGACTGTCTGATATATCATCGATGACAAAAAACTTTCTTCTGTCAGTCACCGTCGGATTCATATTAAAATGAATAGAACCCTTTTCAAGAATATCTTCTGCCCCAAGATTATCGTGAGAGTGATAAAAAACATCATCAAACGTTGGTCTAGTGCCGCTTATTGTTGGGTGCGGAAATACATCATTGCCTTGACCGCTTTTATCGGACCAGGCTCCAGTGATTTGACTACCTGATCCATAAAGGTCATACAAGTCGTCAGCTACAAGATGTAGAATTAAAGTTGTCGAGCCTGTTAAGCCAACATCTACATCAAATATTTTACCACCAAGAATTCTTCTAGCTCTGTTTGGTTTTCTTTCATTTTTTCCAGTGCCCACATCCTTGCCCTGAAAGAGTGCCTCTGCATTTGTATTGCTAGCCTGAACTCCTGTTTTGGATGGTTGTTGGGATAAATTCCCAGCGATATTAGCACCAACCTTAAAAGGCACTGGTATACCAAAATCACCATCTCCGTATTCTTTCTTAGAACCGCTGATGTGAGTATATTTATTGTCTCTTTTAACATGTCTAAATTGTCTAGGGACACTACCCCTGCCAATTAAATTTTCGATATCCTCTTTTATGCCCAATTAAAAAGCCTCCGACGGTGCAGAATAAATAGACTTCGGATAAGGTAATTTACTTATTTAGGGGTTTCAGTTGTGGTCTCTGTGGTGTCAGCATTCATATTATACATCTTCCACAAATTTAGTTCGCCTCTAGCATATGCTTTAGACACGAAAACTGAGATAGATCCAAACACCGGTGATAAGCCAACTTTTTCAACTGAAGGGAAGCCTGCAAAAATGACTCCGACAATTTCGCCCTCACTGTTCAGTATAGCTGATCCACTGCTCCCCGGTTTAGTGGTAATAGTATAGGTGTCATACCCAGCCATAAAGTTACCCGAATAATAACCATCAAATGTTAAAACCATTTCGCTACCGAATAAACCATGGGGTGCTGCTAGATTATAATATTTAACCCCTCTCTTAGGAGCCTCTTTTGCGATTGGTACAGCTTTGATATTTCTTGACACACCTTTTACCTGCAACAAACATAAATCCCACCTTTTATTAATTGCCATAACTACTGCCTGATGCCGGCGACCGTGGTAGCTTATTACTTCATAAGATGTTCCGATTTTTTGAATCTCAACTCCATCAATAATTCGTTTAGCAAACTTTCTTTCTTCGCAAGAGTGCCCTGCGGTTAAAACGTATGACACGTCTGTTGTTATTTCGCTGTGCAACACGACCATACCAGAAGAGGTTGCCGTCCACCTAGCTTTATTACATTCCTCTTTTTCGCCTTTATCGTTTGGGAGGATACAACCCTGCAAGATCATTGAATTCTTCACCAGCATGAAGGATTGTCGTGGTAGTTTTTCGACTACAGAGAGTTGCGGTCCCCCGTGAGCACAGGAGCCACATCCGATAATAAATGCCGTAAAAGTACATAACAGCAGGCGATTGACGTATTTTCCCTTCATTATAGTAACTATTAGGTAATAACTAAAAAAAGAGCACTAGTTATAACAGTTTCTAAGGAGTTATAGAAATATGAAGACTTTAGTCGCTATTTTAACGATTGGTTTGTGTTTGTTGGTTCCCACTAATGGTATCGCTAATCCCCCGGAACCTAATGTAAAAATTGAAAACGTTTGGGTAAAGATAAAGGGTCAATGGGATCACAGCAACAATTCTGTTGTCCTAAAGAAACAAATTCTTTTTGCTTTTGAAGATACGGCGGAAGCCAGGTTAAAAAAGGCTCTAAAAAAACTACCTTTTCTAACCACGACGGAAATTAAAGACAACTAGCTCATACTTACCATGTGAGAAAGTTCTTTAAAGTTAGTAGAAATAGGATAGTTACACTTTTGGCACTGCTAGGGCTGTGTCTTGGTGTCGGACTATATCTCGATCGAGAAGTAGAACACCAAGTTATATTTGAAAAAAACTCAGTATATCACATAAAAGGTAAAAACAATAACTGTCTTTGGGTTATCAATGTTAAAGACAAGGTAACAACTAGACCAGGGGATACATCAGTTGCCTTTATTGGTGTCCCCTCTGCACAAAGGCGTGGATCACTAACTGTGCTGATTCAAATAACCCGTGGTAGTGTATTGTTAGCTTTCAACTTGCCGAGCAACTCGCAAAATTATCAATTACCACCAGTTGTTCTAACCAGTGATATCGACAAATTAAAATACCCGGTAGAATATATGAAGCTTAGTTGGATGCGTAGTGATGCGTTTAGAATGAAGCTTTTCAAAGACCTTAATAGCTGCGTCAAAGATGGGGCAAGTAAGGATGCACCATAGATTATTATTTATCTTTTGTGTGTTGACATCCCTAGGGTGTTCCACTTGTTTAGATGATGATATGCTTGTGCCCCTTGAATGTCGCCCAGGTGAAAGACAGTTATGTGATCATGATGGTGCTATTTTAACATCTTTAAATCCAGATGACCCACCTAAGAAAGCAGGCGTATGCACATACGGTATGAGAAGTTGCACCTTCGATGGTTGGTCAGAATGCGTTGGTGCTGTTGGACCTTCTGAAGAACTCTGTGATGGTTTGGATAACAACTGCAACGGAGCTATAGACGATACTTTCCCAGAACAACATCAATTGTGTGGCTTTGTCGAGGAAGCCGATTATGGTGTAGGCATCTGCACGCCAGGTGTAATGAAGTGTGACAATGGTAGTTTATATTGTGACGGTCATGTCGGACCATCCGAGGAGATCTGCGATGGTCTTGATAATAATTGTGATGGCTCTGTAGATGAAGGGGTTGCCAACACCACGGCAATTGTTTGTTATGAAGGACCTGATGGTACGATGGCAGTTGGCGAGTGCCGAGCAGGTGTTCGATATTGTCAGGATGGTGGTTTTGATGGACCTTGTGATGGTCAGATTTTACCAGTGCAAGAAATATGTGACAACCTTGATAATGATTGTAACGGAGAAGTTGACGAGGGCTTTGATACTCGTGGTGTAGATATAGTTTTTATAATTGATATATCAGGATCGTTTGAGGATGAGATCACATCAATGATACAAGGTATCACTCCGCTTTTAGACGACCCGATTACGAGCAATTTTCGATTTGGATTGGTTGTCATAGGTAAGCAGGACGGTGGAGCTTATGCGCCACCAATTAGCCGCCATTCTGAGATGGTAACTAACTTTGTACCTGCTGATGAATTTTTACAATATTTAGAAGCGACACAACTTATGCCTGATGGCGGTATTGAGCCATCTATTGATGCGGTATTGTGGTCTATGGATGGCAACTATCCTTTTGCTTGGACACCTGGCAGCCAAAAAGTAATAATCTTAATGACTGACGAGCAGGCACAAACCACCACATCCCAAAATACGGCACTAGTCAACGCCTATGCCACCGACCAAGGTTTTGAAATATTTGTTTTTGCTCTACAAGAGCACCATAACTCGTTTCTTGCAATGGTGCGAGGGGAGCAAGACAGGCTATACACGCCTATCGCTAATTCTGAAACAGTGTTTCAACAGATTAGACAGATATTTAACGATCTTTGTATTCCGGGTTAACCGGCTCATCCTTGGGATAACCAAAGAAAGCAGCAGCGATAACAAAAGTAAATCCTACGCTGATGACCGTATAGAGAAGAAAGGCACTAATAACATTAATCGCTTGCTCGTACATGATTAATCCTCATGATGGTTTTTTCAAAATATTCTTTGTCCAACTCACAACCGATAAAGTCACGCTTCGTATTCATTGCTGCGACTGCGGTTGTGCCTGAACCCAAGAAACAATCAAGAACAGTATCACCCTCGTTTGAGTGCTTTTTAATTAGTTCCTCAAATAGTTTTGTATTCTTTTGGGTTGGGTGAAAGCGATCCTTGCCACCTTGGATTGGATATTCATACACACCCTTATCGTAAGAGCTATTGAAGGTTGGCTTTGATTTCTTAATACCGAGCAAAGCAATCTCACGACAGTTTGTTAGATAGTTTACTTTGCTATTGATTGGTTGCGGATTAGTCTTAAGCCATTCAATAAATCTAATCTGTTTAAACTTGGCTGACTCTAGTTGTTCTTTAAGCGGAGTAATCTTCCATAGATCAAAGAATACAATACAAGTCCCGCCTGGCTTTAAGATTCTATAAAAGTGATTGATGAAAAGCTGTAGGTCTTCCATAGTAAACTCGGAGTCCCACTTGCCGTAGTCGGTTCTCACTGCGTATTTCTTGCCGTAGATGCTTCCGTATTTGAGATAGTTTTCTTTTAGTTTCTTGATATTTCTTTTCTTATCACCAAAAAAGTTATCCCAATCCATACCTGCACTAAACTTTTCCCAAGCTTGTTCCGATTTAAGATTAGTGCCTGCTGCATCTTGCTTGGCAACATGGTCAACCCACTTATCCATACCAGATTTTCTAGAAGTGATATAAGGTGGATCTGTTAAAACAAGATCTACAGACTCGTCCGGCAAGCCGGACAAGAACTGTAGACCCTCTTGGTTTTTAATGATCATTATAATCCTAAATCAACTTGCCCTGATACAGCATCAATTTCTACAGCATCATCACTTTCGTCTGGAAACAAGTCGGGATTAAATCCATTGGTACTGCTCCAGTATTCAACAACCCTATCAGAACCTTTTAGTTTTAACTCATTTTCCGTTTGGGCAGTCGCAACAATCCTTGTGATACCAATATTAAATTGGGTGGTTCTATCAACTAAAACTTTACAAACATCAACCCGAGTTTTATTAACGTCTTCATCGCTTTTATTTGCAAGATCATTAAAGTTGAATATAACTGTGATATCGACTGAAGGGTTGTTTGCTTTGTGTGTAAGACAGTTACCAACAACCTGTGGAGAAACATGTTTCTCAGCCCTTAAGATATAAACCTTTTCGTTGTTGCTTGTAAGTTTAGAATTCTTCTTTTCATTATATTTGGTTCCGCCATATGAAATATATTCTCCTAGAACCCACTCATCGTCATTCCATTCAATTTTATCAACAATGTTTCCTCCTGCTTTAAGAATTTCTAAGATTCTATTTTTGAACCACACCTTGGTGCGCCTTGAGTTACGATAGATACCATAGTCTTTATTGACAAAAAACTCAGCAGCAAGATCAAGATACTTTTCTCTATTCTTTTTGAGAGTGATATTTCCTAACTTTAGTTCCTTTGCTTTTTTACTAACAATAGTATCTAAACGACCACTTTTAACTCTTCTTTGGATACCCTCTTTCATATCATCATCAGTATTAGGCTCTGCACCAATGGTATCATTACCACGATCAGAAAAATCCTCCCACTGGTCTGTGGTATAATTTAAAACCTCGTGCTGATATGTGCAAGCAAGAAGGGTCCATAGGACGGTTTTCTTCTCTTTGACTTTGTTCTCTTTGACTTGTTGTAGGACTAATTTTTGACCGGCTTTAGTCCGAGTGATCCCATCACAAACAGCGTAAAGAGTCCAATTGTTTTCCTTACAAAAACCGATTGGCACCACAGATACTGGAACTAACTGCTTTGTACCTCTTTCAAATTGGACGTAATACCTATTAATGTTTTGAGCTTCATGTCCTTTGCTTCTAGCTACTTGGCGAAACTCTACAATTTGCCTAGGGTCAATCTTTATACAGTAATCTGTAAATTTTGGATCACTGTTTAGATATTCATTATACTGTTCTGTTTGCATATTCTTCTCCTTTGTTTTATAAGTTATGCTACATTGTACATGGTTGTACGTTGTGATGTATTATACATGTCAAATACAAGATGTTAAATTACTTTTTTTCCATATTTTTGAATATCTCTCCAAGTAATACTAGCATTGAGTCGAGGGTCTTTTCTTTTCGAGGTGCTATGAAATTGATTATAAAGCTTGGGATACAAAATGTCAAACGCTTGCTCCCCAGTCATGACCCAACTTTCTACAAGCATCCCGTTATCAAACCTATTAAAATAATGCTCCTCGTAAGGAAGAATTTTTTCGTCACGCAAATATTTCTCTTGCTCTTCCCAGGTTCCTTGAACCGAGATACCAGTGTAGGCACCTTGACAAGTTGCTTGGGTAGTTGACTTATATTCAACCTCTTGTCCTTGTTGGTTGATAGCATCAGCACCGGCATACTTCTTTTTACCCGGTGGCGTGTGCCCAAGAAGGCAGATAGCAACAGCTTCTCTACTTCGTGCATAGCCGGACACGTCACCAATACCTAGTGCCATGCCTGCATCGTGTAGTTCTTTGTATGCTTTAACAAAACGGTGTCGTTCTGGTGTCATAATTTT